AATAGCCATAGGTTGCCATTTCATAAGTAAAATCATCAAGGTGTTTAGTGATTTCGGGTAAGGTCGCACCATCTGCATCCCAAAGAGCAGTGATAGTCTTTCCGTGTTCACGCTGAATGGACTCATTGAGCCTCTTTAATAACATCTTTGTTTGATGGTTATAGAACCATTTGATTCCTTCGCACTCATCGCCTGCATACAATGAAGCCTGCAGCCACATAAGTAGGTTTAGCACCTTGATTTTTTCAAGGTCGTCTTGTGAAATTTGTGTTTTCATTTTATTTGTTTTTAGTTATGTGCCAGTACATATCACACTCATCATTTTTAATTGGAACGTGAAGAAAATAAGACTGCATCATTCCATCAGTTGCAGTGTAACGATAACAAGATTCTTTGATTGGGCAATTAGTACCCTTACATTTTGTAATATCTGCCATAGTTCAAATATAATTAAGCGAATGCGTACTTTCCAAAATTCTTTTTGAGTTCGTAGAATGCACGCATCATTATAGCGTCAGCAAAGTCAGGAGAGATACCGTGCCTCTTTTTAAGGTCTTCTTTGTTGGTGACTCTTAGCTTTCCATCACTATCTATTTTCTCGCGTCTAATCATCTCCAATTCTTTGACAATGGTATCTTTGTGCGTTGACTCAAATGTGATAGCGTTACTACTTATCAATTCTCCCAACTTAAAATAACAATCGGATTTGAGATTCATATAATTGTCACGCACTGCCTTTGATCCGTTAAGAAATCCTTTGCACCTGATAAAGTCAACAACTCCCCCACCTATTCCATCTTCGTCAACCAGTACGTTAGATAATCTTACTGAGTGATTTTTGATTAGGTCATTGATGGTGTCAACTACTTCATTGATAGGCTTGTGTTTCAATACAACAAACTTTTCAGCGTGTAAGTTATTCCATACAACTATTACTGTCCTATCATCTCCCATTCGTGCGATGTCGGCAGTAATGAATTTGTCTCCTAAAGTAGTTGAAGGTCGAAAGCATCGCAGTAAATCATCGTACTCATATAAGCGGTCTTTTGTCTCATCATAATCCCAATCGCCTTCTAACAACCTTTTGCGGTCAATGTCGGGGAGCATCTGTAATGATTCGATGTACACTGGCGAGATGTGTGGGTTATCCGTTGGCAATGCCTGAATAAATCTTCTATCCTTTCTTATTGAGTTATTACGTTGCGCATCAAAGAACTCTCTGTATAACCATCCCTTGTGTGGGTTGCAAGTTAGCAGTCCTTTCGGGTTATCATTGATTAGCTTAAAACGTACACGGCTATTCAAGATGTTAACGCATTTCTCCGATACCTCACTTGCCTCATCTACAAAATAATCAGTAATTTCAAGCGAACCAAACCGCCCAAAATCGGGATCACTTGGCATATCCGCTAAGTCCATCAATATGATTTGTGAACCATTGTACCAATTGATTACGTGGTCTTGTCCGTTATACGTGAAATGTTTTCCTGCAATGAGATTGTATTTAGTGCATAGTTCAAAGAATGTAGCGAGTGTGGATAGTCGTAACTTTTTAAGTTCAGCACGGCCTATAAGTCCTCGGGTACCTGGATACTTTAACCGCCTTTTTATTTGCCAATCGCATCCAAGAAATGACTTTCCAGAACCTGCTGAACCGCCATATAACAACTGCCTGCATTCGTTATCAATTGCAAGATAGGAAAGAGCCTCTTTTTGTTTATCGTGGAATTCAATCATTAACTTAAAAATTTTGCTAAAATACTTGCGTGCCAAGAACAACCAATAGTTAAATCATCTTGATTAGTTTTATTTTCTTTTTCAAATTCAATCACATATTCATCTCGTCTTTGTCCTAATTTAACTTCTCCAAATGCATAATGATTAACTAATTCAATTATATCATTTTCATTTTTTAACTTCCAGCAAGGCCATTCCAAATCACCTTCAATTCTTTTATCTAAATCAGTGATTTGAATATGCTCATCATTGTTTCTCAATCCAGTCAATTCTTTAATTTGCTGAATATATGAATCATTATGAATTAAATTTTCTCTAAACTTCAAATGGTTGACTTTAACACTATGAATTAACTCATATCCATCGCCATACATTCGCATTCGGTTAGCTAAATATTTTGTTCTTCCATATTTCAAAAATATTGGTTGTGGATCACTTACAACTACATCCGTTGAGCCATCTTCTTTCACAATAGTTTGAGCAGATTTGAATTTTGGATGTCCATTTTTTGTTTTGCATACATACAAGAAACCTTCTTGTTGTTCTGATTTCTTAAAAAAATCGTGTATTATATGTTTCTTCATATTGAATCATTAGAATAAAGTTAGTTGGTTGGTTGGTTCATTTGGCAATTCATCACATAGCATCCGTAAAATGCCATCATATTTGCAATGGTCATTGTTGTTACTAATCAAATAAACCAATCGATTGACACTTGCAAAATATGCCTCATCTTCGGTATCATATCCGTAAGCGTGATTCAATACTGGCTCAGTCCATCCTTGATTAAGACCGTGAAAAGTTAAACCATACACCCAACGGTTATTCATATTCTTAGCCCATTTAACTTGCGCAGTAAATTTTTTAATGCATTTGAAAGTACACAACTTTTCATTTTTGCAAACACCATGATCATTCCATTCAAACTCATTTTGAACATTCAAATCTTCTTCAAAATCTTCTTCTTCAATCATAACCCATCTTTTATTTTTTGTTGTAAGATATGACTGTCCATAATATCCGAGTAAATGAGCCTTGATAATTCACACTGATAATCGTCCTTGAACTTCTGACGACTCAATTTATCAAGTCTCTTCGCCTTGTAAGCACTGATTGATTGAGCATCTAAGGTCTTTTTATAGGCCATAAATTGCCATTTCTTCCAATCGTCATCACTCCACATTTCGTCTCTGATAATCTTTTTATCATAGAATGTGCGAACCTTCATGGGTGCTAACATCAACACAAAATCTCTTTTGTTTTCGCGCCATAGTCTGATGTCCTCATTGAATGTCTCAGTCCAATCTACTGGCTCATCACTTGTGGTAGATGGCAACTCTATTTTAGCTTTCTTTTTGTCAAGTGCCAGATTCGTTTTCATCTTAAAGTCATTGTATGCTTTCAGCACATCTGAAAGGAAAGCAACCGACATCATTCCAAATGACTCAACTCTTTCCCATTCGGTACCCACTGCATTGAGTTGGAAAGCTAATGCCATTTCGCCCGTTGTGAGGTATGGGTAGTGAGTCTGCATAGTCACATAGAGAAGATTCGTTTCCTCATCGGAGGGCAGGTTTTTAATTCCGTATAGCACAATCCCATATGCAATGGATTGTTTGAAAATGGAGAGCGTTATGTCACAAATCTTCGAAGATTCGAGACTGGTTATGTATGCCTTTTCGTTATGCGTTAACCCACTGTTGTAGGCTATTTCGTTGTATACGACCAATTGTGTCATTGTGATTGTTTTTAGTTGTTACAAATTTACTTAAGTCCCAAGCTGATCTCACTGCTGCCTTCCAGTCTTTCATTTTGTTTTTGCCATATTTCCAACCTGTATTGGTATAATGGGAGATAAAGACATCAGCAAAATGAAGGGCATCTTCGGAATTAGCATTGGGCATCCTTTCGATAAAGTAGTCAGCGACATCTTCAAGTGATGGAGCAATGAAACGACATTCTTTCGATTTTGTTTGTTGATTGTTCAACTGATTCTCCAAGTTCGCTATTCTTTCTTCGAGTAATAGTACCTTTGAGTTTAAAATATTGATGTCCATCTGTTAAGCGTTGTTTTGTTGTTGTGCAATTATAGCCATTATTTTCAAATGCCAAGATAAAATCATTAACTAAGTATTTGAATTGAGGATCTCTGGTGTAAAGATTACAGCATTTTTTTACTGAATGCAGAACCGTTGCGTGGTCTAATCCAAAAGAATCTCCAATACATTTAAGCGTTTTATGATTTTCAGCAAAATAAGTAAATGCAATACAGATAGCACGTGCATCAACAACCGCTCTTTTACGTGTGCGACTTTTAATCTGGCTCTCGTTAACGTCCATTAAATCCATACACGTTTGGTAAAGTATCTCATCTACCTTCTTCATACTTTCCATTTCTTCAAGTTCTTTTGATGTCGTCACAATCAATTCACGTAGTTCAGCAAGTTGCCTTTCGATGGCTGTTATTGCGTGGAATATCATCTCATTCATCTTGACCTCCGTATGTTTCGTTGTAGTATTGCTCTCCTTGTTCTTTAAATCCATACTCTTTTCCTTCGTAATAAGCATCTATAATCTGCTCACGTTCCATTTGTAGAGCTATTGCTATTTCTTTTGAATAAAATGATATATCCGAAGTTGTCATAGATTCTACCAATATTTGCACTGCTGTTTGTTTAGTTTCCATAGTTATAAATAATTAACTGGTTCGTGTTCGTTTTCATTTTCAGCAACCGCCAATGAGATCAATTCGCATTTGTCCACTCCAATCAACTTGGATAACTTATCAATGTGATTGATACTCATCGTTATTGGGTACGTTTCATACTTCCTGCCAGTAGGCCAAGTCACTCCCATCGCCT